AAGCGTATCAGCATACGAGAACTTAACAGGATTAATCAACAAAGAGATAGAGAACTTACATTGGTTTGATAAGATGCTATTCCTACTATATGTTACAAGTGGTAAGTCAATGAGACAACTAGCAAAAGAAACTAAACTATCCCTTAGCTGTATATTCTATACCATCAATAGAACAAAAACACATCTAAGGAGTTTAATTAACGAAGATTACGAAGATTACTTAAACGAAGATTACGAATGGCTAAAAGAAGAGCAACAGGCTTAGGAGATACAATAGAGAACGTACTACAAGCAACAGGAATAGATAAGGTAGCAAAGTTTATATTAGGAGAGGATTGCAAATGTGATGAACGTAAAGCAAAACTTAACGAACTTTGGTCCTATAAAAAGAAACCACTATGCCTTAATGAAGATGAATACCTTTGGCTTAGTGAAGGAGGATTAAAGAAAGCTGAGGTATCTCTAGTAGATTCAATGTTGATGCAAAGAACTCATAACAGAGTATTCCAAACAGGTAAACTAGAATATACTTCTTGTGCATCTTGTTTGAGAGACCAATATAACGACTTAAAGAAAGTTTTAGAAGCTTATGATACAAAATGATATAATCCAAGTTATATATTCAGGCAAGTACTTTTTTGTTATTTGCCTTAATTAAATAATTAATTTTTATTAATTGTGGATAAAAGAAAGAATAATGGAGGACATTCTACTGCTGGTAAAGCTGGTCGTAAAAGTCTATCCGATGAAATAAAAGGTTTCAATTTAGCTGCACCACATGTTGAAGATGCTTTCAGAGTGATAGCTGAAATAATGATTGATGAGACAAAGAGACCATCAGATAGAATTGCAAGTGCTAAGATTATAATCGAGTATGGTTGTGGTAAACCTAAGGAGAAAGTAGAATCTGACATCACAATCAATACTACAACATTAAAAGACCTTATTAATTTTGGTGACACTAAATCCTAAATACAAACCATTTGGAAGTGATAGCAGATATTTTATTGTTACTGGTGGGCGTGGTAGTGGTAAGTCATATAGTATTAATTTGCTACTTCTACTACTTACTTATGAGAGTGGGCATACTATTCTATTCACGAGATATACACTTACTTCTGCTCACGTTTCTATTATTCCTGAGTTTATTGATAAGGTTGATGTATTAGGAAAACACTCAGACTTTCATATAACAAAGGATGAGATAGTAAATCTAAGAACAGGAAGTAAGATATTATTCAAAGGGATAAAGACATCTAGTGGAACTCAAACAGCGAACCTTAAGTCATTAGCTGGTGTCACAACATGGGTATTAGATGAGGCAGAGGAGTTGACAGATGAGGATGTGTTTGATAAGATAGACTATTCGATACGTTCTAAAGACAAACAGAATAGAGTAATATTAATACTCAATCCAGCTACAAAAGAGCATTTCATCTATCAAAAATTCTTTGAAGCGAAAGGAGTTGAAGCTGGTAGTAATACAATCAAAGGCGATACAACATATATTCACACGACATACTTAGACAATTATAACAATTTATCAGAAAGTTTCTTAAATCAAATAGAAACAATAAAAGAACGCAGACCTGATAAGTATAAACATACTATATTAGGTGGATGGTTAGAGAAAGCTGAAGGGGTTATCTTCACGAATTGGAGGATAGGAGAGTTCAATAAAGATAATGGAAGTGTATTCGGTCAAGATTATGGTTTTAGTAATGACCCTAGTACATTGATTGAAACTTCAATTGACAAAGCTAACAAACGAATATATGTTAGGCAGCACGTTCATAAGCAAGGATTAACAACAAGTGAGCTAGCACAACTAAATCAACAATTTGCGGGACGTGATTTGATAGTAGGTGATAACTCAGAGCCTAGATTGATTGCAGAACTTAAAGCAAGAGGACTAAATATAGTGCCGACAATTAAAGGTGCAGATTCAGTTAAATATGGGATAAGTTTAATTCAAGATTATGATTTGATTATTGATGAAAATTCCGTAGATTTGATAAAAGAATTGAACAACTATTGCTGGTTAGAAAAGAAGTCAGAAACACCTATAGATAAATTCAATCACTGCTTAGATGCGATGAGATATGCTATATCTTACCAACTAGCAAACCCAAACAAAGGAAATTATAGTGTATATTAAAATAACAAATTATGAAAACAGAAGTTAAAGAAGTAACGTTTCAAGTACCGAACAAGAAGGACATTATTAGAGAAGTGACCTTGGATTTGATTGAGAAGTTTAAAGCTGAACACGGATTGAATTGGAAGTTAGAGATGTATGAAGCAATCGACAATGAAATAATGAAGTTTCAAGGGAGTTTAGAGTATTGGAAAGCTATTAGAAAGAGTATTAAATGAAAAAAGTAAAAATAACATTTGAAGAATATGAAAGCTATTGCGGTGATGGTTGTTGTTTTGATTATGGTACAATAACAAAAGTAAACGGTGAAGCATTAGATTTTCACAATCAAGATACTGAAACAATTGTTAAGGGTATTCTTGAAAAGTTAGGTTTTGATGTAGAAATAGAAAGTATTAAATGATGGAAATTAAAGATTTTAAAGATAGAAACTGCGTAGAATATTTAGACCAAATAGATATACACAGAGGTATTAGTGCTTGCATTGACCATAACAATATGTTTATTATAAATATAGATGATGGTGGACCACAAGGAGCTCAAATAGAATTAGACAAAGAAGCAATAAAAGATTTAGTTAATTTTTTAATAGGCGAATGAAGTTAGAATTAGTAATACCTACGTCTTTAAGTGAGATACCTTTGATGCACTATCAGAAATACATGATGGTTGCTAGTCATAAGGATAACTCGGAAGTATTTATATCACAGAAAATGATAGAGATATTTTGTGGTATTGAATTAAAGAAAGTAGTGAATATTAAACTTAGTGATGTGATTGACTTAGTTAGTCACTTTACTAAGATGTTCTCTGAAAAGCAAGAAATAAAAAAGACATTCGAGATACAAGGTGTTAAGTTTGGATTCATTAATAATTTAGAGGATATTTCATTTGGTGAGTATATAGATTTGGAGTCTAATATTATCGATGTACAGAACTTCCATAAAGCTATGGCTGTAATGTATAGACCTATCAAAACACAGAAAGGGGATAAGTATACAATAGAGGACTATAAAGCGGATAACAACTACGCTGAGTTAATGAAGTACGCACCTTTAGATGTGGTCCTTCCAGCGTCTGTTTTTTTTTGGACTTTAGGAAACGAACTGTTGACGGCTACCCTGAGTTATTTGGAGAACAAGATGACCAAGAAGAGCAAAACGATTTTAGCGAAACAACTCAATTTGGACAAAGATGGGGATGGTATCAATCAATATATCAACTCGCTAAGGGAGATATTACAAAGTTTGACAGAGTTACAGAAACGGGACTTTTTGAGTGCTTAACAATGTTAACGTTTGAAAAGCAAAAGTCAGAAATAGAAATACGAAACTTAAAAAGACAACATGAAAAACTACTATGATTTTATTGACGCATTACACGATTCATTAATCGGTGATGCACTTATTAACCAAGTTACAAAAGGTAGTTTAGATAAGATTACAAACGCTAAAAAAGATATGTATCCTTTAGCTCACGTTATGATTGACAACGGAGCGTTTGAAAGCAATACAGTTAAGTTTAGTGTGACTCTTATTGTCATGGATATAGTTGACTATACAAAAGAAGACTTAACAGATTTGTATTACGGCAATAATAACGAAGACGACATACATAATCAAACCTTAATGATTTGTCAACGTGCATTTGAGGGGATGAGAAGAGGTGCAATGAATGATTTATTATTCTCTATTGAATCAGATTCAGCATCCTTTGAGTTCTTTGTTGATAGATTTACAGACGATGTTGCTGGATGTACCATGACTTTTGATGTTGTTATGCCAAATGAAATGACTATATGTTAAACGTACAAGAAGAGTTAGATAAGTTTAAGAAATACGTAATACAACAATCTAAATCAAACCTATCTAAGCTAAAGAAAAACGATAGAAAAGGATTGTATAATACGATTAAAGGTGAAGCTAAAGCAATGCCTAACTCTTTCTATCTTGCATTTGATTTGGGAAAATATGGAGCGTATGTAGATAAAGGTGTTAAAGGTGCAGACCCATCACAGGTTTCACCGAATGCTAAGATTAAAGGACAGCAAGCTCCCAACAGCCCATATAAATTTAAGGACAAGAAACCACCATCAGACCTAATTGCAAAATGGGCGAAAAGAAAGAATCTAAGGTTAAGAAATAAGAAAGGGCAGTTTGTTAAAGGAAGTTACAAAGCGATAGGATTTATCACAGCTAAAAACATTTGGGCGCGTGGTATTAAGCCTTCATTATTCTTTACA